GCCAACACTGTGCAAGAACGATACGACTTGACATATGAAGGTGCTGAACCAGCCGCTGCTCCGGGTGCTGCACCTGCTGGTGCTGGCGGTAAATCCGCTGCTGGCGCGTCAAATGTTGATCAAGAACGCGCAAACGCAAATGCAGCAATTGCCGCTGGTGCGCCAGCCGCTGCGGTGCGTCAGCGTTTCAAACAAAACACAGGTCAGGAGTTGTAAATGGCTACCGGATATGAAGACCTGATTCCTGCTAAAAGTGCGCGTTTTACCGGGTATGACGATCTCATACCAAAGCAATCCACGTCAAGCGGCATCCCCGGCCCTCGTGCGCCCATGTCACTTGTTGATCAGATTCCCGGCTCCAGTGTTCGCGCTCCAGCACCCACTGGCACATTTGCGCAACCTCGCGTAGCCGCTCCTCGCATGACTGGTACAGTGGTTGACCAAATTCCCGGTTACGGTGGTCCCGTACCTGCTGCGACTGCTCAAACCCCCCGGACGGGTAGTGAGTTGTACCGAACAGTTCGCCCGGTTCTTGCCCCGACTGTTGAGGCGCTGGGCGGTGTCGGCGGTGCTGCCCTTGGAACAACCCTTGGACCAGCGGGCACTGTGGGTGGCGCGGGCCTTGGTTACGGCATGGCAAAAGAAGCCCTGAAGCTGGGCGATATTTATTTTGGGGGTATGACACCCGAGGAAGCGCAGACACAGCCAATCCGCAACATCCTTGAAGGTGCGACTTTTGAGGCGGGTGGTCGTGCTCTTGGGCCAGCCCTTGGCTACGTTGGTGGCAAAATTGCCGACCTTCGCAACATTCCCCAGCAACGCGCTGCCAAACTTGCAAAACAAGCCGTTGGCTCTGACCTCAAAGCTGTGGTCAATGCACTTCGCGCAACCCCCTCGGATGTGGGTGTGGGACAAGCCACGGCCAAGTTTCAAAACCCTGCGTTTCAGGCTTTGGTTAAAGACTCGCTGGAGGCAACGCCCGAGGGTGCTCAGTATTTGAGCAAACTAAGCACCATGACCGACGACCAAGCTGTCAACGCTTTGTCCAAACTAGTGGGTGGCAGAACAGCCGCAGATGTTCGGGCCACTACGGATTTGGCAAAACAGAATCTGAACACCATCACCACACCGATGCGTGAAGCATCCCTTGGTCGTGCGAATATCGGCAAATACGTTGCCGACGAGGCTGTTGCCCGTGAAGCCAACGACCTTGCTGTTTTGATGGGGTCCGGTTCTCAAATTGACCCTGCTAGATTTGTTGCGCAGGCAACCGGTGCTGAAAAAGCACTTCGGTCTGTTGGCATCAAACCGTTGGAGGGTGGGCCGCTTGCGGATCAAATTGCAGGCATCTCGCAGAACAAAGCGTATGCCAAGAACGACCTGATCAAAGGTGCTGCCGACAATGTGGCCGATGGTATCCGTGAGTGGACTGGCCGCAACGGCATCATTGATGCTGACGCGCTTGAGGCTATCCGTAAAAATGCTGTTGACGCAGCAATTGCCCGGTTGCGTCCCGGTGTGGATGCCACGACTCAACGCAATGCTGCTGCGAGTGTCATGACCAAGATCAAACCGTTGATCGACAAAGCCATCATTGATGCAGGCGGCGATGGTTGGGACGCTTATTTGAAGACGCATTCAAAAGGAATGCAGAGAATAGCTGAGAAAAAGCTGACAGGTGAAGCCCTTGATTTGTACAAAAACAACAAAGACGCATTTGTTCGATTAGTGCAAAACGAGTCGCCAGAAGTTGTCGAGAAATTTCTTGGCCCTAACCGCTACAACATCGCAGTCGAGTTGGCTGACAGCACAATGAGCGTGCTGCGCAAACAAGCCGAAGATCACTTGCTTCGCGTTGCCTCTGCAAAACAAGCAACCGATGGGCAAAAAGCATTGGCGACTTTGGTGGCTCAAAACACATCTATGCTGCGCCTTCCCTCATTCGTCAATGCTTGGGCTGCTGCGGGTAACAAGACAATCAGTGAGTTGGAAAGACGTATTGGTCAGAAGACTGTAAAGGCACTGTCGGACGCTATGCGGAGTCCCGAATCTGCTGCAAATCTGCTGGAATCGCTTCCACCGTCCGAACGCAGTCGGGTCATCCAGTTTCTGAACAACCCCGGCGAATTGAAACAGCGAGTTGCTGTGCAAACTATTCGCAGTGGCACCAACGCTCTGGCTGGTGAGTCGGAAAACCAAAACGCCCTCAGTCGTTAAAATACGGAACCTTTCATCATGGATGCAGTTATGGCCAATGAGATTGACCCAGTGAAATATGGAGTGCTCTGGGAGCGTGTCCAGAACTACGAGCGTAGGTTCGACGAGATGAGCGCCAAGATGGACAAGATGGAAAACAACGTCGAGAAACTGGTGGCACTTGCCAACCAAGGGCGCGGTGGGTTCTGGGCAGGCATGGCTTTTGTATCATTTATTTCCAGCGGTGTGGGCTTTATGCTCAGTTGGATCAAAGGGCACTGATATGATTGACTGGCTGGTTGCATTCATTGCAGCAGTCGGTTTAATCGGACTTGTGCTCTGGGGCACGTACATATTCTGGTGGGCGTATGCTTGATCCATTCACAGCCCTAGCTGCTGTTACAACCGCTGTCAAACTCGTTAAGCAGGCTGTCAAGACTGTTGATGATGTCCGTAGTCTTGGCCCCGTACTCGGCAAATACTTTGACGCCAAGGCTGATGCTGTCAAAGTGCTTGAAGAAGTCAACAAGGGCGGCTTCAAAGGCTCCAACATGGGCAAGGCAGTCGAGCTAGAACTTGCCATCGAGAGTGCCCGCCAGTTTGAAGAAGAAGTAAAAGGGCTTTTCTTTCCCAACAACATGGACGTGTGGGAGAAGATTGTTGCTCGGCGTAAGCAAATGGACGCTGATGACAAGGCTGCTAAACGTAGGGCTACTGACGCCGCCATTCAAGCAAGAAAGAAGCGCAAAGAAAACTTGGAGTTGGCAATCGCCATGACACTGGCGTCTGTTGTGCTGGCTATTCTTTTGTGGATCGGCGTTGAAATCTTGTTGTATTGCAGGGAGTACAAATGTGGAAACTGATAATTCCTCTGTTGTTGCTGGCAGGCTGCAATGAAAATTACAGATATTTTTGCCAAAATCCTGACAACTTTCAAAAGCCTCAATGTCAAAAGCCTGTTTGCGAGTTTAAGCAGACTTGCCCAGATTACTTGGTGGCCCCTATCTTGGAGAAGAAAATTGAGTTCACCCAGCCAACCGAACCAACGCCTATCCGCTGAACAAATCGAGGTTCGCATTTGGGCATTTGTCGTTGTCTCGGTAACGCTCATCCTGTCGTTTATCGTGGTGGCGCTGCTGTACTCGGTTACATTTGTAACCCAGCCGATCAAGGCGATGGCCCCCATAGATCAGGCGTACACCAAGATGCTCAACGACATCGTGCTGCTGATTGTTGGCGGCATCGGTGGCATCATGGGCAAGCGGGCAGTAAGCGCCGCTGTGCAAGCTGTTTACCCTAAAGAGGAGCAAGAAGATGGTTCCACTCGCAGCACTGTTTGATGTCGGCGGCAAGCTGATCGACAAACTGATCCCAGACCCACAAGCCAAGGCTAAGGCTCAACTGGAACTTGCCCAGATGGCGCAGGACGGTGAACTTGCCAAAATTGCAAACGAAACCGAACTGTACAAGACCGAGCAGAACAACCTGACCGACCGCCTCAAGGCCGACATGGGCAGCGACTCGTGGCTGTCCAAGAACATCCGTCCCATGACGCTGATCTTCATCCTGCTGGCCTACTCCACGTTCGCCATGATGAGCGCGTTTGACCTTGACACCAATCAAGCCTACGTGGAACTGCTGGGTCAGTGGGGCATGTTGATCATGTCGTTCTACTTCGGTGGGCGCACTCTTGAGAAAATCATGGATATGAAAGCCAAAAAATGAACTTGACACCACATTTCACACTTGACGAGTTGACTGCATCTGAGACAGCCGAACGCAACGGCTGGGACAACACACCCAACGATGCCGAACTGGAGAACCTCAAGCGCCTTGCTGACATGCTGGAGCAGGTCAAAGTGGTGCTGGGCGGCAAGCCCATCATGATCAACTCGGCTTTCCGGTCCAAGAAGGTCAACGATGCCGTGGGCAGCAAGGACACCAGCCAGCACCGCATCGGGTGCGCTGCTGACATCCGTGTGCCCGGCATGACCCCTGACGAGGTGGTGCGCAAGGTCATCGCCAGTGGCATCAGCTTTGACCAAGTGATCCGCGAGTTCGACCGCTGGACACACATCAGCATCCCCAACAGCGAAGACCGCGCACCCCGCAAGCAGGCACTGATCATTGACAAGGCTGGAGCGCGTCCGTTCGCTTGACGATTGCTCGGGCCTTGCGCAGCCTGAGTTCTTCCTCAACGATGAACAGGGCTTGCTCCATCTCCTTGACGGTGCAGTCATCGAGTTGGCTGTCGTGCAGGTCCATGATCAGCTTCACAGCGGTCATCTCTGGCCCTGTGAACAGGAACGAGCCTTTCTCGTAGCCGCGCACACCCATCGCATAGACGGCATCCTGCGCAGCCCTGATCTCCTCTACCCAGTCACGCCCGAGATCGTCCCGAATACGGGTCATGGCCTCTGCCATGTTGACCGCTGAGATCAGCATATCGACGTGCTCTTTGGTGCCTTGACCTGTCAGTATGGAGTCAAGCGCCTCGTGGTTCTTGAGTTTGAGCGCCACCCCGGCAGTGGGTAGCGTGCCTACCTTCTTCATGCCTGCGATGATCCACGACATGTTGTCGTAGCGCACCCCGCGAGGTTTGTACTTGCTTTTCTTCTTCATAGCTCATGCTTGTTCTTGGTCGGTTTGATCTTGGGGTGCGCCCTGCTGTGGATGCTGAACTGCTTGTACGCCAAGACGTTCTCCTCCTTGGACAAGTTCTCATACACCTGCTTGGCCTTGGGCCTGAAGTAAATGTCCTTGATGAATATGCTGGGACGTGAGTTACTGGCCCATAAGAAGGGCGAGTCGGGATGGCATTTGCATTTCACTGTATTGCTCCTTGTTGGACAATGACCCACTGAGTCTTTGGTTTCTTGTAGAACACGCCCCACTTGGTTCGTTCTTTGGGGTGCGGGCAGTCGTCAGGCACAGGTACTGCTACCCACACCTTCTCAAACTGTCCACGCTTGCCAAGCCTCCAGCGGTCCACGTACACATCAGGCATGGCCTTGAGGGACTTCCTGACATTGGCAGGGTGGTCACCTATCTCCTGCGCAATCTCAATCGTGGTGGCACCTCCCGGCCTTGATCGCAGGTAAGTGCGAATTCGCTTTTGCCGTACCGGACTCACGACTGCTCCTCGGTGGCCTTGTGCAAATAGGTCGTCAGGCGCTTGATCTGCGCCTCACGGTACTTGCACATGGACTCAGCGTATTCACGCGCTGTCTGGGCCTCCAGCAGCCTGCGTTTGCTCTCCTCCAGTTCCCGCAGCGCCAACGACTCAGCGGTCGGTGTGGCGTAGATGTTCTTTACCCAGTTGACAAGTTCATTGATCATTACAGTTACTCCTTACTTCTTGGGCCAGCCGAGTTTGGACAGATCGGCCATGACGTTCGCCAACGCTGGCAGATTTTTGGTCGGCTCTGCTTCGGTGGGGTAATACTTTTTGAACTCGGGAAATGTGGTCAGTGCCTGCTTGAGCGTGTTGATGCCCTCAAATGCCGCAGTCAGCTTACGCTCGGCGTCTTTGCGCTCCTGTTCCTGTTTTCCATACGGCGCAATGATTGTCTTAATTTGGTCATCGGTCACATCACCTACGGTAACGTCATTGCCCCAGTGTCGAAAGGGGTTGGTGTACTCCACGCTTCTTGTGCGCAGTGCAGCCGGATGAGTCTTGAACACCTTGCGCACCTCGGGACTCATGGCCTTGACGATGGCGGCGTTAATTGCCAAAGCGCGGGCCTCTTTGTCGATAGGCGGCAAGTCCTGAATGATTGCGCGAACAATGGCTTGCTTGGTCAGTTTGGTGAGTTTCATTACATTTGATCCAGTGGTTAATGTGACACAAGTGTATCACACTTTTAATAGAGGCCGTCAAGCACTGGCGGCTGATAATTTGGACCTTTTTTGATCTTGCCGTTGGCATCACGAATGGGTTGGCCGTTGTGGTCGAACTTGGACCAGTTGCTGGTGTTCACCCGGTCACACGCATCGGCACCCTTCATGCCTGCGCAGTAAGCCGCACCGATGCCGGTGACCACCTGATCTGCGATGCTGTCAAGGAACTCTTTGCGGTCGATGATTTCAACAGCACTGAGTCCTTTTTTCAATCGACTTGAGATCTGTGAAGTAACTGAATCGAGTTCGTCGAGTAGCTTGATCATGATGACATCGACACCTTCAAGGGTGCAAGCCATCTCTTGAATCTCCTCAAAGTGGCATCCAAGCTGCACGTTAAAGTCTTTGTCGGTGGGTTCAGGGCGGGCACGTTTGTGCCAGAGTTCAATTGCTTCAGTGCTCATGTTCATACTCCTTTGGATTGACGGTATTGTTTGACTGCGTTACGCAGCCCAGCTTGGGTTGTGGCCTTCTCATCGAGAGCCAGTGCTTGTGCTTGGTCCAGTGTGTCTTGCATCAGGATGCGGTGGCACATCACTGGTGCCCCTTGACCTTGGCGGCGCACACGGGCGTTGAACTGCTCGTACAAGTCCAGCGACCAGTTGAGGCCATACCACACGAGGATGTGGCCGTTCTTCTGCAAGCCGTCGATGCCGTGGCCCATGCTGGCGGGGTGGCCGATCATCAGGGAACAGTCGCCAGTCTTCCAGCGGTGCATGGCGTTGGTCAGCGACGCCTCGCTCTTGCACTCGGTCAGGTTAATGGGCCGCAGGTCTTTGAACTTCTCCATGATCCTCTGGGCATCGGACCGGTACGCATAGGCGCACAGGATTGGACTACCCTGAGCCTCGTCGATGATCTCCTCCAGCGCGTCCAGTTTCATGTCATGCACCGGTTCCCACAGAGGCATCCCGGCGATGGGGTACATGGCTCCGTTGGAGAACTGTAAGCACTTGTTGGTGAGAGCCGCTTGGTTGAACGCCTCGACTTCCTTGCCGCTGTCCAGCACCATGAAGAACTCTTTTTCCAGCCTGTCGTATTTGGTCCTCAACTCGTCGGGCATCTCAATCTCGATGTTGTTGACGATCAGGTCAGGCAGCGGGTTGTAGTCCTCGGCTGACATCTCCAGCGTGATGTCCCCGATCAGCTTCTTGATCGTGTCCTCGGTGTCCTCGTAGGCCACTTCCTTGTAGGGTCCGACCTTCTTGTAGAACCGGGTGCGGAACGCTGTCTTGCTTGTGCCCAGACGCTCACCCTTGTCCACCACGAGGAACTGACCGTGCAGGTCTTTGTACCCGTTGCTGGCGGGGGTGCCCGTGAGGCCCGTGGTCCACTCGAACTGGTCAGCGA